ATATTTGCTTTTTCAGTAAGCAAGTTTCTGTACAATTTAATTAATTCACTCGCACTTTTGCCCATCTTTGTGTGTTTTTTTGAGGTAACAATTGTGGATGCGGCCGCTGACATGTTTGAGAGTTGATCGTTGAACTTTTCATTTGCTAGAGACAGTTCTGCATTTTTTTTCATATTATGCACTTCTTGAGGAATAATTTTTTCAAGTCCAAACAATTTTGCTAATTTAGGACCGAGAATATCAATTGCAATATTGGTAAGCCATTGTGCGAGAATTCCGACAACTGCTCCTATAATAGCACCTGCCATAAATCCAACTGGACCTAACCCTAATAAAGCACCAGTTCCAAATAAAGCGGCACCAAAAGCGGCGGATTTAAGATATCCAGCCAGTCTTCCTTCTGATACTTTCTTCCATAATGCCTCTTTGAAAGCATCTGAAAGTTTGCCTCCAGTACCTTCTTGAATTTTGAATGCTTCTCCGAGAACAGGACCAGTTAAAAGTCCTAGGGCGGCACCTAATAACATACCTGCTATAATTCCAGGAGGTCCAAAACTTCCTCCCATTATAGCACCTAAAACTGCTCCTCCTGCCGCCCACGGTCCATCGCCTTCATTTGCTATATCTATAAAATGTTGTTTAAATGCCTTGGATAATGCCTGACCAAAAGACAACTTTGGGTCTTTATCTTGCGCCTCTAATGCTTTGGATATAATATCGCCACTAAGTAAACCAATACCAGCACCAAGTATTCCACCTGCTATCATTCCTGGAATTCCACCTGCTTTGAAACCCAAACCAGCCATCTTTAATCCTATACCAGCGGCGGCATAGAATTTAAGATTATCTTTTAAATGTGCCCTCATTTTTGTTTTTAGTGATTCAAAATCCATTTTACCACCATCAGTAAAAATATAATTTAGGCCCGATATTGCTCCTCCAATTAAACCACCAATTATCGCACCTTTTGGTCCTGCAATCATTCCAAGCAATGCTCCTTTATAGGATCCACCATAAGCGGCTTCAAATACTCCTTTATATCCTTCTTTATCTGATGCAAAATAAGAATCAACAAATGCGGTTAATCCCCCTGAAAAATTTTCTGATTTAAATGCCGCCTCTAATGCGGTAAGCAGATTTGGTCCTGCGACCAATAGAGCCATCCCCTTTACTAAAGTACCCATTAAACCCATACCAAGTTTTGCTGGTAAAAATTTTCTCAATCCACCTGGAATTCCTAAAAGTGCAGTAGATAAAAAATCTCCCAACATTCCCATGAAACCTTTTCCTGAGAATCTTGGTAATTTCATACTAGATTTAGAATCAAGACCCTTCCATTTTTTTGGCTTATCTTCAAGTCTATCTTCTTTATCTTTAATTTTATCATTTTTAATTTTTGTTACATCAAAATTAAGCATCTTTGTTAAAATCGCATTATTTTGATCTAACTTTTCGGCAATCATCTCATTATTTAATTCATTATGAGATTTCAATTCTTCTACTAGATTTTGAAAATGCACATAGTTGTGAGGTTTTCTGGCCATTAGTGCTTTCTTAACTTTCTTTCTTGGTCTTCAGTTTTCTTTTTTTCTTCTTCTAAATGTTTAATTAACATTTCAACATAAAGGTCTCTTTCAAAAGGCATCATATTTTCAATCTCTGTTAAATTATATTTATGATGTTGCATCAATTGAAATGTTAAAGTATAGTAATTTTGTAAATTATTATGACAACAAACTATAAAAAAAAATCTCCAATTCCTTGTAAAGTCTGTGTTTCTTCACATCCACATTTTTTGCAAGTAAATGATACATCATGTTTTAATGATGGCATTGTATCAAAAAATTCTTTAAGTTGTCCAAATTGAGTAGTTGATAGACTACCAACAAAATTATTCAAATCTTCTCTACTATATTCACTTGCACTAAAAACATCATCACCAGAATATATGTTATCAATACAATCTATTATCATATTATACATTTCATCTATTGAACCCTCTTCTAAATTTTCAAAAGCAGATATTGTAGGGTATTTCATTTGAACAGTAATTGTATCATTCACTCTAATATTTTTATTGTGATTTTCATTTATTTCTATTTTTAATTCATTAATATGAATTTTACCCTGTGTTCTTCCATCACATTCTTCATCTTTTGAATTCTTTCCATTCGGATGAAGAAGAGTTATAATTGCTTCTTCACCAACAGATTTTGATCTTATTCTTAGTAATGCTAATTGTAAATCAAATAATGGTAATTTATCAATATCAATTTTATCATCTAAAATACAATTACTAATTATTTGTTTAGTCGCATTTAATATTCCTCGTTGATCTCCCCCCTCCATTGCCATTAATAGAACTTTTTCTTCTTTAACTAAAAAAGGTCGATAGGGTACGGATTTTCCAATAGAATGTAAATCCATTACAAAGGTGGGTGCATCAATTTTAGGTAAAGTCATTATATTCTCCTAATAATATAAAAGTTTTATTCAGTTAGTAAGTTCTGGGCCCTGCATTAACATGGTCAGGTCATCGTTCATTCCGGCTCCGCTTGCAATTAACCCGCCTGGATATTTGGTAGTTAGTAATTTCCATCTGCGATATGCAAACGTAACAGTTAATCTAGCATAAGTTGTATTTTGATCCATTCCAAGATTTATAGCACCAGCCATTAATGGAAATGCTTCTTCAAAAATAATTCCTTGATTTATAAGGTTACTCTCATCATAAGTGTTTAGATGAATTTCACCAGTATAATCATCATAATAATTTGCATCATGCAAATTTGGATCTATCATACTGTCTTGCCATGCATTAAAAAAATCTTTTTCTTCCCATCCTTTACTACTACAAACAAAAGTCATTGTTGTATCTATGAATGATTGGCCATATGCTATTTTTCTAACAGGACCATATAATTGTTTATCTTCTACAGTTAATATATTTTTTCCAGGAAGTTCTGCTTGTTCTACTCTAAACTCTAGATTACTAGGAACCTTTACAGGTATATTCAAAAATTGTACTTTAAATCTATTTACGGGTGCTGGCCCGTGATCCTGCATTAATTTTTTTCGAAATGTCTCTGTACTGAACATTAAATCATTCTCCTACTATCTCCCCAAACGACAAGTTTGTTTTCTTTTTTAAATCTTTCTGTTGGTAAAAACAATGCGATTTCTTTTTCATCTTCATCTACAATAACAACTCTTGAACTTATATGCTTGTAAAGATATCTTTTTACAGTTGGTTTAATTTGTTTAATTCTTGCAAGACCTTCATAATTTACAGACTTTGATCGATCAATAGCATCCATTAGTTTTGCTCTAAGCAATGGAGGAAGATAATGAAAATTCAATCCTAAAAAACCATTACTATACATTTTTACACACATAATCAAAGGAAACTTGTCATAGTACGGTAGTTTCTTTTTTGTTTTAGGATCATAGAAATATGCCGCCATTTTTCCAGGAGTAATTGAATTATCTCCTGACTTTTTAGCAGTTCTATAAAATTCATCAGCAGAATCAACTTCACTAAATCTTCCTCGCAATTCTGCTCTTAATGCTCCTACTTTTCTGCGAAACCATTGTGAAGCATTACGTGTAGTAGGTTCACTTCTTCCTTTTCTTATTGCAGTTTTTAATTTATCTAAAAATGTCTGGTCTTGTTGTGCCATAATGTTATTTAGTTAAAAAAGATGATCTTCTGTAATTATCTCAAATTTCCACTTACGATCCTTGCAAAACTCTTTTGCGGCTCTCCATTTTGCTTCATTTTTTGAATATGCGTATACTTCAGTAAGATATCTTTTTGTTACTCTTTTAGGTTTTTTGGGTGGTGAAGTTTGTTTTTTGGGTTTAATTTCTATTAATATACACTCTGTTAGACCATTTCCTCGTTTTATTTTAATCCAAAAATCGGGAAAATATCTATGTATTTTTCTATCAAGAGGAGACCTATAGGGAACAATTATTTCTTCACTTGACCACTCTAATATCATTGGGTTTTCTTCACAATAAGTCATGAATTTTCTTTCCCACGAAGAACGATAAGTCACTTTAGTAGGATCACCACGATATTTTCTTATTTTTTTAACTTTATATTTTCCTTTGTAACTCATGCTAAATATTATGTATATCAAGGAGAATAATGTCAGATGATAGATTAAAAGGCTTAGTAACTGCCGCCATAGAGACAAGTAAAATTATGAGATTTCCTGATAATATAGGAAGTTCTGCAGGAGATGCGCCTGAAGCAAGAAAATTTGTTTTATTGAAATTTTTCAATAGAGGAAGAGACCAGGCTACTGGTAAAATAAAAACAGTAATTGCATTGCCTTACCCAGAGATAAATGATGCCGTTAATGTTAAATATGATAATGCAGAATTTGATGTGATGGGAGCGGTTGGACTAGGATCCACTATAGGAAATGCAAGTTTAGATAGATTAACGAATATTGCAAAAACAGGTGTAAAATCATTTAATCCACAAACATTTGCTAGGGTAGCCGCAGATGTAGCATTAAGTGGCACACCTGGTTTAAAAGCAGGAGTTGCAAAAGGTACGAATACGATTCAAAATCCATTTATAACAAATGTGTTTAATAGTGTAGGATTTAGAGAATTTAATTTTAATTTTAAACTTGTGCCTAAATCTAGAGCAGAGAGTAATGTAATGACAGATATTATTACAGAAATTAAAAAAGCAATGTTACCAAAAATGATTGAAGATACTATCGATGATACTTCTCAATTGACAGGAATTGCAGAAACTCCTGATTTATTGGATATGGAATTTTATGGTACTACAGGAAAAGATTATACAAAACACCATACGGGAGTAATAAAGATAAGAAAATCATCTATAACTGACTTTACAGTTGAATATTCAGAAGGAACACCAACTCCTACATTTTTTAAGGATAATGCTCCTTTATCTGCTACTTTAAGTTTATCTATTAAAGAAAATAAAATTTATACGAGGGAAAGATTGCGAGAAGATTATCAAATAAATTCCGATGTAGATTGGAATAATTCATGAGCATTGTTAGAGAAAGTTTAAAAGATCCAACTATAGCAAGTAATTTAAGCAAAGAATTGGGTGGTCTGGCTAGATATGAGTATCCTGAAGGAATTGGAGTAACTCAAGGATTACAACATTTCATGTTAATTACTGAACGAGTGTGGGTTGAAGAACAAAAATCAAAAGATGGATTTAATGGTCAGCATCAATTTCAAAAATTGATAGAAGATGATAATCAAAGTAATTTTTATACGAATGGTAGAGCATTTCTTTTACATTTACCTACTGGTTCATTGAAGACACAATATAGTTCAGATTATAACGAAGTTAATATGGGTGTTTTTGGAGAAATGTTATCTCAAAATGTTAATAAAATAACAGATACTATACAAGAAAATTTTGGAAAGTTTCAAGCAGGTACGGACTCTGGTTTTTTAGAAAATACAATGAATTTTTATAAAAATGTAGGTAAAGATGTAAAACAAATGGCGATGCCATATGTTGATAGTGAAGGGCTTCGGGATGATTTTGCTAATAGAATAAAATTTAATGTGTCTTCTGCTTTTGGGAATTTGGCTAAACTTGGTGGTTCAAATGCTAAGGGTGAACAAATGGCGGCAATGTCTATGAGAGCCCAAAGAAATCCATATACAAGTCTTATATTTGCAGGAGTAAAGAAGTTAAGAACTCATAATTTTGCTTTTGAATTTAATCCTAAAGATAGTGACGAATCTAAAAGAGTAATGAGTATTATAGTAAATTTAAAAGATGGTTCGTTACCAAGTTTACCCAAAGTTGAACTTGGCCCTATAGTTGCAGAACAATATGATGTATCTGAAGAAGAAGCAATGCAGATGTCAGGACCGGAACTAGATCCTTCTCTTACTGTAGGTCCCAAAAAACAAATAAAACTGGTATCTAATCATGGAATGAATAGTGCTTTTTTTAAGTTTCCTAATACATATAAGATTCGATTTTATAGTAAGGGTAAGCAGAATAAAAAAATACATCAAATAGGAAGTTCTTTTTTAACATCAATAAAAGTAAAATATGCACCTACTTTTTTTGATGACACAGGACTACCTACACAAATACAAATGCAGTTGAGTTTTAAAGAAAATTTTGGTCTGGATAGATCACATGCAGAGAGGAATTTTTAATGTCAGATTTTTTTAGAAATTATAGATCAAATTATTATAACATAGATAAAATTAAACCTATTCGTGGAACTCTTGCAACAAATATAATGTCTAGAGTAAATATGAATAAAGGCATATTTAAACATGTTGCATCTTATTATCCTTATCGTATAGAAGATTTTGAAAGACCAGATACAGTATCGACAAAATATTATGGTTCTCCTGATTTTGTTTGGTTAATACTTTTAGCAAATGAAATTCAAGATCCAATATATGATTGGCCCCTATTTGGAGAACAGTTACAATTTTATATTGAAGATGCATATGGAACAGTAGAAAATGCAAAAGCAGGAGTACATCATTATGAACAAATATTGAGACATGCCGTTCCTAAAAGTGCAGATAATGCTAGAGTGTTAGAAAAGGTAGCAATTGTAGATAAAGAAACTTATGATACTTTGGCGGATGGTAATAGAAGAACAATAAAGAATTATGATCATGTGATAAAAGAAAATAATAAAAAGAAAAACATTATTCTAGTAGAAAATACTTATGCTAAACAATGTTTAAATGAATTACGGGGTGTTTACCAGTCATGAGTACAAATCCAACAGTTCAATATACAGAACCACATGCTTTAGCGGCTGGAGAAGTCGAATGGACTATTACCTTTATAAATTATAGAGGACAAAAATATGTGGTTGAGTCAGACAGGAATAGTGTAATTGCAGGATTTACTGTACAAGAAGCCTTATTTGATAGTAATGTTATAACTGGTGATGTTAAAATATTAGATACTGCCGCTTTAGATGAAAGAATTCCTCTTATAGGGCATGAAAAAATCATAATAGAATTTAATAGTACAATGTTAGGTTCAAAGAGTGGTATTCAAAAATCAAAAAATGAATATACAATCATCAAAAGATCAGCAACAATAAATGATGGTCCAAGGTCTTTTTATGTTTTAGAATTTTGTTCAGATGAATTTATTGCAAATTTAAGAAATAAAGTGTCTCAATCATGGAAAGCACAATTGGCTTCTAATATTATTAATGACATTTATACAAAATATATTCAAAAAGACAGATTTGTTAAAAATCAAAAAAGATTAATTTATGACAAAAAGGGAGATGCAGATGCAACTTGGTTTGGAATGCATTTTGTGTTTCCTAGCATAAGACCTTTTCAAGCAATAGATATGGTTGTAAAAAGATCAGTTGCTTCAAATGTTCAAACACAAGGAGAAACAAAAAAAGCAAATTTTGGAAGATTTGTGTTTTTTGAAAACAGATACGGTTTTAATTTTAAATCATTATCAGATTTATTACATCCTCAAGTTACACAAACTCCTGCAGTAACAGGTGTTGCTCCAATTACTGAAATAATTGCAGAAAAAGGACCAGATGCTGGAATCCTTAGTGAAAAGGCTAGAGAGCAGGGGGTTAAAATAGAAACTACTCCTCAATCAATTTCTACTAGACCACATGTTGCAACTTATATAATACGACCAGGAGATATGATAGATCCTACGGATTTGGAAAATAGTTTTTCTGTAACGCAATATAAAATAGAATCTACATTTAATGTATTGAACAATTTAATAGAAGGAATGTATTCTGGAAGACTTTTAACATATGATCCAATACTTCAAAGAATAGGTACAATTCAGCAACAATCAAGTTCAGCATATGTTCCTACAGATGGACAAGATCCTAGATTTACATCAAGATTGTTTAAATCTAATCAAAGACAAGATTATTATGAATATGATTATTATAAAAATTTTGAAGAATTTCGTCATGTTGGTGGAGAAAAAAATCCAATGGCGCCTAAACAACATTATGGTGTTGATGCATCAGAATCGTTTTATAGATATGTTTCAACTAATTTTCAACATAATGAAAAAGCAATTACAAGCATGTTACAAAATGTTATGACGGAAAATGATATGAATGCAATTTCAGTAGATAAACAAGTAGAAAGATATTTGATACAGGGTTATGCTCAAGCACGACAATTGAAAAATATAATAACTGAAATAACAGTTCCTGGTGATCAAGGTCGAACAGTTGGAGAAGTAATAGAATTAAAATTACCATCGAATTATTATCAAGGTGAAGACCATACTTTTTATTCTGGTATGTATTTAATAACAAAAATTATGCATAATGTTAATCATAATGGAAGTTATGTAACAGTAATGAAATTATTAAAAGATACTTTATTTGATAGATTAAAAGATGATGATAATATTCTTGAGAATGCATTTGATGAGAATCTTAACACGGCTTTTGATTATGGGGAGGTAGCCTAGATGAGTAATGTAAGCATGATGGATTTTACAGACTTTATGGGATTAGAAGGATTTGTCTGGTTTTACGGAGTTGTAGAAGACAGAAAAGATCCTCTTTATCTTGGAAGAGTTAAAGTAAGATGCATAGGTTTTCATACAGACGATAAAGAAAATATTCCCACAGAACATCTTCCTTGGGCAGATGTTATACAACCTGTAACTTCTGCGGCTATATCTGGAATAGGTCGTACACCTACTGGATTAGTAGAGGGAACTCATGTATTTGGTTTCTTTAGAGATGGAAGAGAAGCACAAGAACCTGTTATTTTGGGTTCATCAGGAGGAATACCCGAAAATTTTTCAAATCCTGATAGAGGGTTTTATGATCCTAGAACAATGGCAGAAAGACAAAATGCTCCATATCCACCCTTAGCCATTGATAGATTTCGTACAGGATCTCCCGCAAAAGTTATAGAACATAATCAATATTCGGAAATGCAATACTCATTTACAGGAGATACACCGTTAAAAAATTCTACAATATTTTTTGGTAAAAACGAAGACGAATCTAAAGTACAAGCAAGTGTTTATAAATCGAAAGATTTAGAATCGGGGGCTCCTGGTCCAAAGGCTAAACCTGTATTGGTTTTACAATTATTTTCTAGAAATCCAGACGAAAATAGAATGGTGTTTGATCCAGATGGTAAACCTATTTTATCTTTACCATCTACTAATTTATTAGGTTTAAATAGAACAAAATTTAAAAACAGAAAACAAGAAACCTTTGATAAACAAAGTAAAGATCCTAAGTCTGCAAAAATGCCATTGGGTGCTATTCAACTCAATCAGCATAGGATATCAGGTAGTTTACAATCTGCTCAAGAACAAATACATGGGAGAGTTGAAAAATCAGATGGATCTGGTTGGCAAAATGTAATTCCTACACATTTCAATCCTGAGTATCCTTATAATCATGTAACATATACCGAGAGTGGACATTTATTAGAATTTGATGATACTCCTGGGGGAGAAAGAGTTAGATTATTACATAGAACTCAAAGTTTTCTTGAGTTTTATCCTGATGGTTCTAGGGTAGATTCAACTGTTGGTCATCAATATAATCTAGTAGATGGTCAAAGTTATACTCATATTATAGGTGATGATATAAAAAATGTTAGAGGAAGATTGGATCGTGTTTATAATTCTAGAAGTGCAGGTAATTCTAAAATTCTTTTTGATGGTTCTGGTGATGTAAATTTAGAAATCAGAGAAGGAAGTTTTGATACTCAAATAAGAAATGGTGATTTTATTGTAGAAGCAAAAAATATTAAATTTATAGGAACTGCAAAAGATGAGGGTGCTTCTGTATTTAAGTTAGAAAAAATGCAACTTGATCTCTGGGATCCAACCAATAAAGTCTCAAAAAAATCTCAATCAGAAAGAACAGAAACAGGAGAATCTACACTTGTTGCGACAAGTATAGAAAATAATGCCGCTGGAAATCAAAAATTTAATGCTGGATCTGATTTTGAACAAACTGCCGAAGGTAGTTTTAACGTATCTGTAAAGGGCTTGCATGGGGCAGGTATTAAACAAACATGTATGTTAAAACCCATTACACTTGAATCTCAAAATATGTCTAGAGCCAGTGGAGGGATTAAATTAAATAGTGGCCCAAAAGGAAGTGCTACTCATTTAAACGTAGATGGGCAAGGAGTAGATATATCGACCAAATTGGGAGATATTACTACAAAAGCATTGGCTGGAAAATTTGAAGCATCTGCCTCATCAGGTATTAAATTTGATACTAAGGCTGATGTTCAAATAGAAAATAAATTTGCAAAAGTAGAACTAAGTAGTGGTGGGCTTATTGCTTTAAAAGGTAAAGGATCAGATGTTCATACTTTATTAAAGAATTTACATAAAGCATTAAAAGCAATGACTTTTCCCACACCTTCGGGGCCGAGTGGTCCAGCACAAAATATGGCAGATTTCGATAAATTTGAACAAGAAATAGATAAGGTATTTAAAGCATGATAGAAAAAGACGAAGAACTTATTTTAGAAGAAAAACCAATAGTTAATGGTAATATGGTAAATGTATTAAATCAAGTTGCAGAATTTAATACTACTTACATAAAATTTTTGGAAAATGAAATAGAAAATGCAAAAAAACTTATGAAAGAGAATCAACAATAATGGCTGATCAAGACACAGAACTTATTTTAGAACAAAAAACTCAGGCAATATTTGGTGATGGGGCAGTCGCACTAAATGCATTTTTAACAGGTGTAAACACTTTTGGAAATAATTTTTCTCAAGTTGCTGATAAATTAATACAGTTTTTTCAAATAACAAAGACCTTTTTAGTGATGATGAAAAATCCTCTTACTGGTCCTTTGATTAGAACTATTGATTCTTTAATAGTTGCTCTTGAAGATTTGCAAAATATAGGAATGGGTAGCGTTACTGTTTGGCCTTGGGAACATGGACAATATCCTCCACGTGTAAATACCGAGAAATTAGATCAAGCAATTATTGGTCTTGCGGCGGCCGCAAGAGGATTAGATCCTAAAACAATGGCGATAGGTGCTGATGGAGACTTTATAAAAACAAAAAATGGTACTGCACTATTAACTCCAGATCAAGATTTAGGAGATGTTTCAAATACAGATATGACAAAAGACGATATCTATAATACACTTCTTAGTATTCGTAATTTTTTTCATCCTGACACTTGGCAGGGTGGAGATGTTGAAAATTCAGGAGATGGAAGTCTAATGGATGATGCAAGGGACACTCTTCTTAAAACTATAGATTTCACTCAGAAAGAATTAATAGTTAAAGAACTTCCTCCTACTGAATTTGTGGATAAAATTGTAAGGTCTTTAGAAAGTTCGTCTCCTGATAATAATAGACCATCTGGGTCTGGTCATTATCAAGCACATATTATAATGTTTGCGTTACCAACTATAAATTCTGTAATTCAGGTTGTACAATCTTTTGCAGATTATTTTGGAGATGTTCTTAGTGATGAATTATTGAAACGATTGGCTTCACCGGATAATGGAAAGAATGATGAAGAAACGAAAACAATTGAAATGGGAGAACCTTTAACTAAACCAGTAGACTCTACAAGACAACTTGTTAGCGGTAAGCCCTATGCAGAATGGTTTTCAGAAACAGGAGATTTTAAACCATACACGGGGGAGAAAAAACTTCCAGATGGAACATATAAAGATAGTGATGATACTACAAATTCAACTGTAGGAGCAACTCATAAAATACCTATGTTTAAAAAGGGAGATAGAATAGTTCAAGAAGGTGGTGTGATGGGACTATCAAATTTTACTGCTACAGTTGTTGAGCATAAGCCAATAGTCATTAAAAATGGAATGGTAATATCAAATAGAGTTATTGTTAAGGGTGTTAGAGGTGAAATAATTAAAACAAATTTGAAGTCTTATAATTCGGCAACACTTCCAATATTTAGATGTGCAATTAGAGAAGATGGGGAGTTAAATCAATTATCTTATCCTATGTTTAGACCAGATACACAAGAGAAGCCTCAAGCATCAAGAAATCTATCATTCTTTGGAACAATGAAAGCGGATTCTAATGTTATAACAGATATTATTCCTAATGATAGAGAAGGACAACGAATTAGAATCGGTATGAAAAATCAATGGGAGACACAAGGAACTCCAAAAATAAATGTGTATAAAGCGAGAATGGTTAAAGAATTAGATAGTGCAGATAGTCAAAGAGTTGTTGCTTCATATATGAGATTTGTAAGGAGTTTAAAAAAGGGAATGATAATTGATCATCAATTTTTAAAACCATATGATCTTTCTGAACAGGCACATAACCTTTATAAAGATGAAGTATTTGCTGATAGCAAGTTTCAATTCAATTATGGTAAATTGTTAGATGTTGTGCCTTCATTAGGTGTTAATTATAGTGTTGCTTCAATTAAAATTGATGGAGTTGAAATTTCAACTACAGACCTTAAAGAAACAGATTTGTTTAATTATGATGATGAAATGGATGTGGGAGGAGTTGTTGATACTCCATATGAAATGAGAGAACTTACAATTTCTATAGGTTTTCAGAATTATGATGGGTCTTTTGAAGAAGATCCCTGGCTTGTTCCTAATATAAGTCCTCCTGATGGTCTACTTCTTTCTTGGGATACAAAAATACCAACAGATGGTGGTGAGCCAGGTCCGCCAAATCGTCCTTTTGAATTATTTACGACAAATAAAAACGATACTCCTAATTGGAAATATGTAAGGGTTTCAGATTTGTTTCCTATATATGGTTCTACTATACAAGAGGCAATAGGACAAGTAAAGAAATTTAAAAAACAAGTTCAAGGAATAGTAAAAGATATTGATGAATATATTAAATTTTTAGAGAATCAGATAAAAAATATTAAAAAATTAAATGATCAAATTCAAAATTTAATTGCTTTCTTTTCTCAAGGATTAAATTCTGCGGGAATATATTCTAAATCTTTTAATGGAAAAGGCGTTAAAAATTTCAAAACTAAATTACAAAATATGAAATTAAAGGCCGCAAAAAATACTGTAAGTGAAATAAGTTTAGAGACAATTGAAAAAGAAGTTGTGATTGATGATCCGTTTACTGGACTACCTAAGAAAGTTAAAAGAAAAATTTTAAGACCAACAGTACAAAAAGTAGAAGATCCAGATGCTCCAACAGAACCAGTACCAATAAGTGAATTGAGTAATTTAAAATATTGTGGTGGATTAGTCTTTTTTGCACAAGGTGCTGATTCCGAAAAATATAAAAAGTTTGTAAGTAACTTTAATGCATTAGAAACTCTTGGAGCAGGATTCTTAGCAAATCTTTTTAATGTTGGTGATACTATTGCTGAAAAAATTCAACCAGAAGTTTATGACATACAACAAAATTCTGATGGAGAATGGAAAAATATAGATGATGCACAAATAGAACAAGACGGTACTATAAGAATTGTTTTTACAAATGATGCCCATACACTATCTGAAGAGGAAATAAAAATTGTTGAAGAACAAGCAGAAAGATCAGTAGATTTTAGTCCCAGAATTCAAACTCAAAGTGTTCTACTTACTAATAATGAAAATTATGTTGAAACTATTGATGATTCGATTGTTTTGTTTCAAGGAACATATGAACGTAATCAAGATAGTGGTAGGATGGAATGGGGGGCGGATAATGTATATTATCAATTTGATATTCAATTTGGAACATCTGCATCTGGAGGAGGAGAAGGGGTGCAACAATTTTTTAATATAGATTTAAGACCTAAACTTCCATTAGCAAGATCAACAAGTAAATATAAAGTTTTAGTTAGAAGCACTATATTAAATGAAGAATCTCAGAGTTTAAGGAGAGAAAAGGTAACCAGTATAGGATTTGATGTTCAACCTGTACGAGTTTTAAGTGGGAGTCTAGTATAATGTCTATTAGCAGAACAGGAACTTATACAACAGAAGATGGTGAGTCAAAAACATATCATTATGGAGGATTTACCACGGCCGAGATAACAAGTGGGTCTGATGGTTTTTCAGGAACAAGTTATTATTCCAATGACGATTTAAATAATGAATCTATTTTTGCAAATACAGAGAGTGAAGTTACTATAACATTTACAGATGAAGTAAATCCTGCCACAGTAGTAACATTTACTAAAGATGTTAATGTACCAGATGAAAAATATAATAAAAAGGGAACCTTTGGATTGACACATGTTGTTCGTACTCCAGAAGCAGGTGCAAATCCAGTAGATAATGGATTAGAGGGATTGAAATTAAGTGTCGATGGTGGTGCCCAGAGTGTTGCAGGAGTTTATGATCAAACAGGAGCGAATCCACTTCAAGCGGCAAATGATGAATTTGTAGAAATGACTACTCTTCCTACAACGGAAGATAATATTTCTTTTACAATGACTCCAGTAGCAAATCTTTCTTCTAATACTACTTATTTTTTTAGAATGGATGATGAGAATGTATTCGATGTAACAGGTCATGCTATTTCATATGATATTGAAAAAGGTTTTGTTACTGATAACTCTAGATCATTTGTGACAACAGGAGAATATTATAGTGGGTTTACTATACAAACAGAAGGTATGCTGAAAGTAGCGGATGAAAATCAAGGACCATTGGTCGTTGATGAAAATTTAGTTCATGTTTCTGGGACACAAGTTGGTAGTTATAAAATTAAAAAAATAGACAGTTCGACAATTACATATCAGTTAAATGAAGATGCATATCAAATGAATTGTGCTTATACTGCTACAAATCCTGTAGTTATTACAAATGTTGGTCATGGTTTAGCAGATAATGATATAGTACAAGTTTACGATATGGTTAGTGGAAATGCAATTGCCGTAGGATCATATGTTGCAACTGAACTTACCTCTGATACTTTTTCTATTCCTGTAGATGGAACAACAAGTGGTGCAGGTCGTTTAAATTATTATAGAAATTTAATGAAGGGGGATCAAGTTAAATGTACATATGTGAGAGGACAGGAATCAGACGGTACGGGTGGTACAACATACGTATCACGAAAAAAAATAGTATCTGTGCCACAAATGGTTTTCAATACTCCTTCAGAGATGACCAATAACACATTTAATTTAATTAAACAAAGTGATACTGTAACTACTCCTTCACTTCAAGGAAAATTAGTAAAATTTAATGAAGATGATAATGTATTTAAATATGTTGCAACTACTTCTGCTGGAGCAATTACATCTGATTCATTTGCAAATAACACTATAATTGATTTAGAGGGAGGTGATTTACCTCTTAGAATTCATATAAAGGCGAACACATATCCTACACATAATATACATCCCTTTAATTCTTCTGCACCAAAAGTAGAAGGAACCTTTCCTGAAGATGGGGAATCATTTCCAAGAAAATTAACAGTTTCAAATATTTTAAGACGAGGAAAAACTGCTATTATAGAAACAAATCATCCACATAATTTATCTAAAGGGGATGAAATTAAGATATTGGGTTCAACAAATAGTGTTTATAATTTAGAGACAAAAGTATTAGCCGCACCTACGGCAAATACTTTACATTATGAATTAACGGCATCATCATTTATAGGTGTACAAAGTCCTGCTCCTGGTCCTGTAAAAATACAAACAAAGGCAACTGGTTCTTTTGCAGATGCTTTTAATGCTATTATTATAAATTTTAGTCAGTCAATGAATACGAGTACGATTTCTGTTTCTAATAGTTCTCATATTATTTCCGCTGATGGATCATCGGCGGTATTTGCTGGAGAACAAGATTCTGCTTCAAGTACAGTACAAATGTCTGATGATGGATTTGAAAATATTGAACAATGTGTTTCAATAACTCCAAGTAAAGGTAATTCGTCTTTTGCACTTCTTCCTTCAACTATAAAAAGAAATCATAGTTATAAAATTAGAGTTACAGATGATGTTCAGGATTTAGGAAAAACAAATCTTGTTTATCAGTATGAATCTACAGAGGGGATTGATGTTGGATTAAAGATTATTGATCCTAAAACAGGGCAATCAACCATTTATTCAAGAGATGAAGATCCTCCCGAAATTAAAAAGATATCAATTTCATCAACTGCGGGAACTGCTGGATTTGCTGGAAAAGTTTTAGAAAGTAAAACTGCTTCTGAAATAAGTTCCCCTAGTACGTATCAGGACGTTGATATTGATCTGGATACTGAATCTATAATTATACAATTTACTGAAGAAATGAATATTGCTTCTGTGACCACTGCTACTAGCAATACAACTCCTGTGGGAACGGTTCAATTGTCTTGTGATAGTTTTAATACAGTTGTTCAAATGACTTCTACTTCACCAGTAGTTTCAAAGACCGAAGAAGAGAATGATACATTTACTTTTACTCCTGTAGCAAATTTAGCAGGAGGTGCAAATTATACATTAAAGGTTTCAAAAGGTGTTTCAGACGGTTCTCCAAAAAATAATCAGATGGCGGAAGATAATGTTACTTCTTCTATAATTCTAACTTTGAATTCAACGAGTACAATAGATTCTACTAATACTTTTGTTGCTGGAGAAATTATTAATGGTCTTAGAACAATAAGCATTAAATCAAATACAAACCCTGCTAACACTCCTATAGATGTTGGAGACTTAGGCGATGGTGTTTTTCCTGCTAATAGTGATGCAACTGTAACATTGGGAGATGAATTTATAGGATTAACTTCTAAAGGTAAAGGTAAAGTTTTTGATTATCTTCCAGATGCATGGACTCCCAATGGTAGTACAAATCCTGCGGCTACAAATTATGTAAGTGCAATAACAAGCATGAGATATACAGAAATTCCTGGATTAGATGGGACTATTACAAAATTAATTCCTGGTGAAACCTGTAGAATTAATGCAACTCATAGTTTTGTAATCGATAATGTTGCTATTACACCTGATCCAGAAGGAGAAGTTATATCAGTGGATCTTTCTTCTTCACCAAAAACTGTTACTTATAGAAATCTTAAAGTTGATGCTGATTTTATAACAGGCAGTACAACTATAGGGTCTTCTTCAGATAGAATTATAGGAAGAGAGTCTAATGGACATTTTGTTGGGCATGAAAGTACCAAGCAAACTGGACCAGGATTTAAAATGGCCTCTACGGCTGTAGTTTCTGATGTAAAATTTGCAAATACAGATGGAGATGTAGTATCAATTTTAAGTGCAAATCAAAATTCTATTAATTGTACTGCAAATTTTAAAGTTGGATTTACACAAACAATGAATGTCGATAGTTTAAATTATCCTGCAAGTTCTCTTGTACCTGCTAATCATGATTATAATATTATATTTTCATATGATAGTAGTTTTAAAAATGCAATTCCATTTGATTCAATTACTGGTTCGAATAATGATACTTCTTTTGAGTTAAGACCTGCAATATTAGCAAATACAAGTTTAAATTTAACACAAAATTCAAAAATTTATGCAACTGTAACTGATACTGCAAAAAGTAAGGGTGGGACAACTCTTGCATCAACTGCTACTTATACAACATATTATGCTAATACTGCATCGAATCATGATTTTAAAGCAATACAATGTGAAGTAATGACTTATGATGGACAGATTATTGAATTAGGAGTAGGAGGGTCTGGATCTATGCCTAATCAGTCTTCAATAATTTCTAGAAATTATCCCATTGTAATTCATTTTAATGAGGCGATCTTATTATCAACATTCGCAATAGGTTCAGGTAATGAAATAGAATTGTCTACTGCATCTGGATTTGGTTCTGGACATTTTACGGATATGAGAGTTGAGAGATCAGGAGAATTTGGAAATAAAATTGTTTTAACTCCAACAACTACTACTGGATTAGCGGCATCTACACAATATTATATAAGAGTTGTTTCAGGTGTAGGTGGAACGAATGAAACAGGAGTAACATTAGCATCAACTGTATATTTTAATTCATTTACAACAACTTCATAGGAGAAAATATTATGCCATTAAGTAGTGCTAAATCAGGATTAGAAGCGGAACTTAAAAAAGCGTTTAAAGAAGGTTCTGCTAATAATTCCGAAGGATATGTTGCAACTGCAATTGCAACGGCCGTACACAACTATACTTCTCAAGCATTAGTAGAACTTACAATGTGTACTACTACAGTTTCAGGTGCTTCGGTTTCGGGAGGACCAGTTACAGGAAGCGGAACACTTATAAAGGGTATAGGAAAATTAACATAGGTATTTCTGACTAAATAAACATATGGGTTATAACACAGACATAAACAGTAAAAATTTCGGAAATTGGGAAGAAGATGTAGTTTTTGAAGAGGTTAATATATCTGATGAACAGGCAAAGATTAATAACATCCTCTCAGAAATGCATCAACCCAAAGATTTAAGTTTAAAGTTTATTAACAATCCTAATACAGGAGATGTTGGACTAAAAACTGGTTCTAATGCAGTAAGAGAATCTATAAAGAATTTAATACAAACAGGAAGATACGAAAGGCCGTTTCAACCAACCTTAGGATCAAACATACAAAATTTATTATTTGAACCAAATGATTTGATCACTATGCAATTGCTTGAAGATGAAATAAGAACAGTAATAGAAAATTGGGAAAAAAGAGCAAGAGTTATGGATGTTGGTATTGAAAGTATAAGGGATGGTTTTGAATATAAAGTTGTAATAACTTTTTCAGTTGTTAATGAAACTGAACCAGTAACTTTTACAACATTTTTACAACGGACAAGAGGGTAATTAAATGGCTACAGAAGCATCTAAATTAAGAGTTTCGGAATTAGATTTCGATCAAATAAAAAATAATTTTAAATCTTTTCTTAGAGAACAAGATATCTTTAGGGATTATAATTTCGAAGGTTCAACTATTGCTCATCTTTTAGATATTTTAGCATATAATACACATTATAATTCTTTTTATTTGAACATGGTTGCAAATGAAATGTTTATAGATTCTGCTACTACTAGAAGTGCTATGGTATCTTTATCAAAAATGTTGGGTTATACGCCAAGATCAAGAACAGGTGCTAAAGCGAATGTCAATATATCAGTAACTCCTGATGATTCTCCATCGAATATAACGATAGCAAAAAACACAAAATTTAATACATCAATTAATGGTGTTAATTATGTTTTTGTTACAGATCAAGCATATTCACAAACTGCAAATAATGATAATTCTACTATCACTCTTCAAAACGTATCATTAGTTGAAGGGGAGCCACTATCTTTTAGATATACAGCCAATACAAAAGATAGTTCGCAAAGATTTACAATTCCTAATCGAGGAGTTGATCATTCAACTGTTACGGTTTCGATTAAAGAAAATTCTTTTACTACAGATTTAGTTCCTTATACACAAGCAACAGATTTACTTGAAACTTCTTCTTCTTCAAACATATATTTTGTCGAAGAAAATACAGATTTTTTGACTGATATAAAATTTGGTGATGGGGTTTTAGGTAGAAAATTAAAAAACGGAAATATTGTTATTATTGATTATAATGTTTGTGGAGGAGTATTAGGGAATGGTGCAAATAATTTTACTGTTTCTTCAACTGCTGGTGGTTATGCAACTGTTACAGTAGCCACTAATGTTAAAGCAGAAGGTGGTTCTGATGAGGAGGCTTTAGATTCTATTAGATTTAACGCACCAAGACATTACAATACTCAAAATAGGGCAGTAACTAAAGACGATTATAAACGAATTATAATGAGAGACTATCCATTAGCAGAATCTATAGTCGTTTATGGTGGCGAAGAAGCAGATCCTCCTGAATATGGAAAAGTATTTATAGGTATCAAACCTAAATCTGGACTCTATTTAACAGATTCCGTAAAAACAAATATTAGAGATAATGTACTTAAAAAATATAATGTAGCATCAATTACACCAACATTTGTTAATATTGACTATATTTACATATTATTAACAACTACTGTTAATTTTGATTCAAGATTGACTACAAGGCCTTCTCAAGCATTGAGAAAGTCAGTTATAGCATCAATAAACAATTATGTTAGTTCCGATCTTTATAAATTTGAACAAACATTTAGACTGTCTAAACTACAAACACAAATAGATGATACTGATTCTTCTATTCTAGGAAACGATAGTGCTATTAGATTGAAAAAAACAATTACACCTACATTGAATCAAAAATTGTCTTATACTTTAAAGTTTAATAATGCTATTGAACATCCACAGTCTGGTTATGTATCTTTAGTTTCTACTGAATTTTCTATAAATGATGAACAAAATATTTTAAGAGATGAATGTAAATTAAAAGATGTTGATGGAACATTAAAAGTATACAGAGTGGATACTGAAGGAACAGAAATTACAGTCAGAGAAAATATAGGTAGTGTAGATTACATAACTGGAAAAGTAATATTAAACTCTTTTGATCCTGCTTCATACGAAGGAGCGGAACTTAGTATAACAATTCTTCCTGTTTTAGGGGATGTTTTATCTTTAAGGGAACAGTTAATAACAATTGAAGAAGTAGATATTAATTTAAAAATGAATGATATTTCTATTGTAACTAAACAGACTCAGGTTGTAACTGCTGAAACCTCGGATACTTCTAGTGGAACCACGAAGACAATTCAAACAACAACGGTAAATTATTAAAATGTCAGAATACGATTTTTTAAAAGATGAAGAAAATATAAAACTATTAGGTAAAATATCTAATTTAGTTGATAGTCAATTACCTCAATTTGTTAGAGATGAGGGTGGAAACTTTTCTGAATTTTTAAAATTTTATTATAAGTGGATGGAAGCCCACGAACTTACGATAAAAGAAATTGTTCAAGATGAATTCTTTGTTACTTTAGAAAGTGAGCAAGGTGCTTTTGTTTTAGAGGACGGTTCTAATCTTAATTTAGAGGGACCTAGAACAGATAGTAGTGCATATGAGAAAGATGAAGTTATAACTGGACTAACTTCAGGTGCAATTGGAATAGTTGATAGAAATTCGAATACAACATCATATAAAATTTATGTAACTGGTGAAACAAAAACAGATTTCGAACCTGGCGAACTTATACAAGGAACTAATAATCGCACAAAAGGTACAGTAGTAAGTTTTTATAAAAATCCTGTTTATGCTTCAAGAACATTACTTAAATCAAGAGATATTGATAGTGTTTCAACATCTATGTTGGATAATTTCACTAAAGAATTTTTAGTAAATCTTCCAATATCTTTAAGTAGTGATAAGGGACTTTTAATAAAACATATAGCAGATGTTTATAGATCAAAAGGAACAAGCACTTCATATGAATTTTTATTTAAATCATTATATGATATTCAAAATCTTACGTATTATACCCCAAAATTAGATTTATTAAAACCTTCTTCAGGTGATTGGCAACAAGATAAATCTATCAGAATTATAACAGACGATCCAATGTCTGCATTTGAAAGTCATATTGTTACTGGAAAACAGTCTGGTGCAACTGGTATTGTTAATCGTATTGAAAAATTTGCGGCTGGTGTTTTTAATGTAACAGAATTATTTTTAACAAATATTACAGGAACATTTGTTGTGGGGGAAACAGTTACTTCAAATGAAGTTGAAGGAGTATCTGGATCTGGAGTGACACAAGGATTGTTACAATCAATAAGAATTAGTGGTGCTGGATCAAACTATAGAATAGATGATAAACTTACATTTTCTGGTGGAGGTGGTGTAGAAGCAAAAGGAAAAGTAACAACTGTTGGTTCTGGATCTTTAACAGATTTTACAATATATGATGGAGGAGATGGATATGTTGAAGATAAGGCATTAACAGTAAATAATTTTGCTACATTGGGAGAGGGTTTTGCAGGAAAAATTAAAGATGTTGTTGATACATTTACTTTTTCTCAGAATGAAGATATAATAGGAAATTTTACTTCAGTTGTTTTAAACGATCTTGCATTTGAAATGAGTGGTAATACTGATTCTAATGTGTCAGATAGACTTATTGATACTCTTGGGTTTTCTAAATTAGATGCAGGACATATTAGAACAGTACAGACAACTGGTACTGGATCTGGTTATGAGGCTATTCCCAAAATATCAGTTGTAGAAACTTCTACT